GGGCGCTGCAAACCGCTGTGCAGTCGGGCGCGGTCTCACCCGATCGCGCAGCACACGCGAAGGACTACGCGGCGAAGTTCGTCCTGTCCTGCCTCAACGGCCAACGCTGCTACTGCAAGGGCTCCGAGCTCGAAGCGGGCGTCCCCTGCCAGTGGTCAGGCCTGATGGACGAGGCCGGGCCCGCGATGCTCTGCCCGGCGTGTGGGAATCGCACGCTGGACCTCTTGAGCTTGGACACGAGCGGGAACAGCCTGCCGGGTGAACAGCCGCCACCTCCCCGACTCCGATTGGTCGAGTAGCGCGTCACCCTGCCCCCGCCTTACCGCCCTAGCGTGGCGGAATTGAGGCTTCCTGTCCACCCCTGCGGATCGTCCGCGAATGGGGTATCCGTCCCCAGAGAACAGGGATGGGGAAGCGAATGTCACCGAACAGCTTGGCCGCGTTGGTGCCGACGCAGTACAAGCCGGGGCAGAGCGGGAACGCAGGCGGGCGACCGAGCACGAAGCCGCTCACGGACGGCATGAGGATGCTGCTCGCGGGCGACCTGGAAGGGTTCCGCGCTCTCCCGCGTCCGCTGCAATTGCAGATCGCGCGCTGGTACGGCGATTCGCTCACAGACCCGCGCAGCCGCGCGCTGCTGCTCGACCGCATCGAGGGCCGCGTGGCCGAGGAGCTTCCGCCGCCGCTCCCCGAGATCGTGGTCGAGGTGCAACGCCTGGTCGGCGTGTATCGCGGGCCGGTCGGATCGCCGCGCACCGTCATCGCGGAGCGCGTGACGAAGGATGGTTGAGAAACCGCGCGTCAAGCTGCGTGGTGCGCCGCAGGAGTTGTGGGACCACATCCAGGCGGCGATCCATGAAGGCGTCGAGCCGCCGATGGAATGGGTCGCGGCTGGCGTGACAGGCTCGGGGAAGTCCTACGGCAACCTCGGCGCGCTCCTGATGCTCGCCTCGGACTACCCGGACGTTCCGGGCCGCGTGCTTCTGGCGCGCCTCACGCGCCGCTCCCTGACCACCTCGACGTGCGCCACGATCCGCAAGGTGATGCCGCGCGGGCACTCGATGTTTAGAGGCGCGCGCGACGACAACCGCGCGAGCTACAAACTCGGCGAGTGGGAATTCGTCCTCGCAGGCATCGACAACATCGACAACCTACTCTCCTCGGAGTGGGATTTCGTCTATTGCGATGAGTTGCGCCAGTTCCCTCTGAGCGCGTGGGAAGACATCCAAATCCGCGCGCTGCGCAACCACGCGCTTTACCGCTACGACAGATTCGGCAACCGCGCCGAGCCGGGTCAGGGTGTCTCAAAGATCCCTTTCGGCATGGCGATCGGCTCGACCAACCCGGGCAAGCGCAAGCACTGGATCCGTGACCGCGCCGGCACTCCTCAGCAGCCTGGAAAACTGCGCCTCGTGGATAGCTGGGTGCAGGACAACCCCGCCTACTTCAAGTGGAACGCTGAGCAGCTAGAGCTGGAAGCAACTGCCGAGGGCGAGGTGTTCGTGCGTCGCTGCGAGCTCTACACGGGAGTTCGCTACCGCCGGATGGTGCGTAACGAGTGGTGCAGCGCCGAGGGGGCGGTCTTCGAAGACTGGCAGGACGACATGGACGTTCCCGAGGCGAATCGGAACGTCGTGCGCATCAAGCGGGACGCGAATGGGTGGATCTCTTCGGACACCTGCCGCGCGCTCGACATCCGCGAGTTCTATGCGGGCGTGGACTTCGGCGACGACTCGCCGGGCTGCATCGTGGTCGCGGGCTACACGGGCGCGAAGAAGCTGATCGTCGTGGCCGAGGCGTACGCGCGAAAGAAGAAGCTCGATTGGTGGGCCAAGCGCGTCGCCGAGATCAACGCTCACTATCCGATCAAGCTGGGCTGGTGTGACCACGGCTGGAACACGTTTGTCGATGCGTTCAACGACGCCGTTGGGGCCGAGCGCGAGGGGCCCGGGCAGGTGTTCGTCAACGCGGACAAGAACGACAAGCCGCGCTCCACCGCCCTGATGGCGATGCGCATCGAGCGGCGCACGCTGGTCTACGACGTGGACGCGCTGATCCACCCGCCCGACGAGACGCTCGTGGAGGCCAGCCTGCCGACGTGCACGGTGGACGAAATCCCCGACTACGTGCACGACCGCAAGTCCGACGAGGACGACATCACGCAGGGCGAGAAGAACCCAGACCGCCCCGACCCGGACAACCACGATCACGGCGTGGACGCCTCGCTGTACCTGGTTCGCGGGGTTGACTATCTCGCCCCTGGGGTACAGATGGTGTCCCCGGAGGAGCGCCGTTACCTGGAGCGCCTGAAGCGCATGCAGGAACCGTACGGCGGACACCCGATGTTCAAAGGTGGGGAGTGGCGGGATCCGGACGATGCGCCGGATGGCGATGGGCTCACGGATGACGAGTGGCTCGTCGAGCAGATTCGGAGCGGGTTGCAGTGAGCGCCTGGGCTGTATGGGTTGCGATTCCCGAGGCGCTCGCGGGCTCGTTCTGTCGCGTCGATTGCAGCGACTTGAGCAAGTCGTTCGTGCATTTCGGCACAGGCTTTCCTCGTGAAAAGGATCGCAAGGTGTTGCGTCTCGACGAGGTGATTGAGGCGGGACTCAAGGCGCTGGGGGCTACGCAGTGACCAGCCTCGACCTCACCGCCGAATCGATGTGGGAGGAACTCGAAGCCTCTCGCATGAAGATCGAGGGGATGTTCTCCGAGCTGGACTCGATGATCCAGCGGTACCACACGTTCACGTTCGATCCGCGCAGCAAGGCCAAGCGCGAGGTGAGCAATCCGGCGTTCGAGATCCTCTCGACGATGCAGAGCCAGATTTGCGCTGGCGATCCGCAGTTCGTGTTCGACCCGCAACGCAGCGACGATCCGACCGGGCCGGTACGCGCGATCGGGCTGCAATTCGCGACGAACCGCACGGCACGCAACATCCGCCTGCGCCGCACGCTGCAACGCGCCCTCGTGGATTTCTTCTTCCGTCGCGCGGCGCTCGTGACGGAGAGCAAGGTCGAGCTGTACTCCGATCGTGGGCCGCTGGACGGGCCGCCTTACCGCCCTTCGGTGCGCAATATCGACATGAAGGATCTGCGCTACGACGCGCGCACGAAGGACATGCGCGAGCGGCGTTGGACGGCGCACCCGACCCTGATCTCGAAGGGCACGCTGCTCGATCGGATCAAGCGCGACCCCGACGAAAAGGGCTGGTACGAGGACATCATCCAGAACCTCGAAGTCGAGGCGAACCTCTCGGATTACGTTGCGAAGGACGGCGAGAGCCTGAACCGTGACGACTTCGTGTTGTGGTCGGTGTGGATCCCTGACGACCAGGTGGACGAGGAGAACACGCCGGACAAGGGCTATTGGGGCTCCTGGCGCTACTACGCGCAGACCGGCGTTGGTCGCAACGTGGCGCGCAAGGGCGGCAAGCGTGGCGACAAGCGCGCGCCACTCGTGGAGATCCGTGACGCGCAACCGTGCTTCTGCGCGCGCACCGGGCCGTACACGATCATCGGGCAGTACGACGTGCCGGGCGAGGCTGAGGCGCTCTCGCTGATGGTTGCGACCGAATCGGTGGCGCGCGAGCTCGGCTCTGCGACGAAGACGATCATTCGCGCGATTCGCGATTACAAGCGCCTGACGATCTACGGCGGCGGTGACTCCGCGCTGGGTCGCAAGATCCGTACGACCGAACACGGCGGGTTCTTCCACTCGGGCGGGTTCGATCCGGCCAAGGCCGCCCAGTACATCCAAGGCGGCGTGGATGCGCCGACGATGGACGCCTACCGCTACCTCGTCGAGCAGTTCAACCGCGTTTCGGGCATGACCGAAGCGATGCTCGGCCAGAGCGCCACGGGAGCCACGGCGACGGCGGACACGCTCGCGGCTGGTGGCGCGGCTGCGCGTGTCGCGCTGATGCGCAACGCGTTCTACGACGGTGTGCAGGAGATCGGCACCAGCATCGCGGAGCTGATCGACGGTGACGACCGCTTCTTCATGCGCGTGCCTCCGAGCGTGCAGCAGCAGACGGGGCTCACGATCGCGATGATTCGCGGCGGGCGTGACGACGGCCAGACGTTCGAGGATTACGACGTGCGGCTGATGCCGATGTTCATGCGCTACCGCTCCGAGGAGGAGATCGCGCAATCGGCAGAGCAAGAGTGGCTCTTCTGGCAGAGCTTCGCGGCGATGGCTCCGAGTGCTCCGTACCTGAACATGCGCGACATCATCCGCGATCGCGCGATGCAGACCGAGCGGCCGATGCTCGACAGCCGCGTGAACTACGAGATGCTGGAACAGGTCTCGGCGCTGCTGCTCCAGGGCCAGATTCAAACGATGGGCACGGGCTCGCAAACCAGCAGCCCGACTCCGAAGCCTCAGAGCATGGCCGACGCCGGTGCGCGTCCGCGCTTGCAGAGCGTCGGCGGTCCTGCGCAGTCGCAGGGTCGCGGTCCTGGCAAGGGTCCGGCGACACCGACGAAGGGCAACACGATCGGCGACAAGGCCGGGCGTGCGGCGTCGAAGGCAGTGACGAAGGTGGGCAAGGTCGCGTGACCGATCACGTCTACGAAACCGACGACGGCGAGCGCGACATCTTCGACGTGAAGCGCGAGACGTTGAAGCGCGACGGGAAGACGTGGCGCTACTCGCACCCACTCATCGCGGCCGGCGACATTCAGCCCGGTGTGGTGATGATCGAGCCCGACTGGCGACACCTCGTCTACCAAGCGGGCTCGAAGGAAACGGACGGATGGCGCGCGCGGGGCGGGAAGGTCGATCCCGTCATCGGCGTGCCAGACCTGCGTAATCGAAACGAGATCGACGCCTACCGCGCCATGACGCGCGAAATGTTCAACGGAAGGACCGACAACCGCTATGACTTTGGAATCCACGGGCGCGGCAACCGCTGACGCCGGGACCGGCTCACGGCCCGTCGCGGACGCGAGCCTTTCGCCCAAGATGGAGCCGACCGGCGCGGAGCAGCCGCGCGAGAACGGGCGCTATGCGAAGAAGCCGCAGGGCGAGCGGCCCAACCGGCAGGGGATCAACCTCGTCGCCATTGCCCGGAACGAGATCCGCAAGCTGGCGGCAGAAACCGATGGGTCTGCCCTTGCGGATGTTCAGCCGAAGGGGCAGAAAGCGACTCAGACGAAGGACCCTGCGCCACAGAGCGCCGCGACAACCTCCGCCGACAAGCACGACGCGCAGTCCTCCCCTGCCGCCACCCACGTCGCCAAGCACTTGGAAGACGCGGAAAAGGCGCTGGAGCGCGACGGCTTCACCAAGGAGGACATCGCGGGACTGTCCAAGGAACGCATCCTCGCTCTCGGCAAGAAAGCGGCGGAACGTCAGGCGGACATCTCTCGCAAGCTCGGAGAGGAAGCCAAGACGAAGGCGGCTCCTGCGGGCGACGCGAAGACGACGGATCCGGGCTCACCGAAGCCCGTGACAACCGCGCCGACGCAGGCGAAGACCGAAGAGGCGGATCCGTTCGAAGCGCTCGTGAAAGAGCACTTCGCCGCGTTCGCCGAAGACGCGGACTTCTCCAAGTCGCTGGGTGGGTTCTCGAAAGCTCTTGCGAATCAGCTCAAGGCGGAAATCGAAACTGGCCTGAAAAGCGTGAACGAGTCGGTGACGACTATGCGCGCGGAGATGGTCAAGGAGATCCGAGCCGAAGCTGCGCGCGAGATGGAGTTCGAGAAGGCCGTTGAATCGCTCAAGGACGACTTCCCCGAGTCGAGCTCTGTGGACGGCCGCGCGGCACTGCGCGACCTGTTCGTGACGCTGGCGAAGGAGGGGAAGGTCAAGGACATCGTTGGTGGTGTTCGGTCTTCCGCGAACGCGCTGTGGGCGGATGCGAAACGGGCGCGCGACACCGAGGCGGCAAAACAAAAAGCCTCACGCGACGCACGGAAGAACGGTCAACCGATCACCGGCTCAGCAGGGGCCGGACCGAAGACTGGGCCGCCGTCGATTGTGGCGATCGCGCGCACCGAACTTCGCAAGGCATTCGAAGCTGGCGGTACCTGATCCCTGACTGATTCTCCTGCGGCGCACAACCGCAAAGGGAACAAGTCATGGGTATGTCCGCTTTCGCATCTGCGCTCCGCAACACGGCTGAAAAGTCCGTGACGGGGCCGATGCTCATCTACTTCGTCACCGACTACAGCAACTACCGCACGCTCTACTACGCGACGCGCGGCAAGCCGATGAGCCAACTGCTCGACGGCGGCTCCGCTCTGCGCTGGACGAGCAAGTTCAAGACTTCCTCGAAGGCCGGCTACTACGACCCGGCGACCGAGGATCACGCGCCGCAGAACAGCCAGGACAGCGTTGTCGGACGCTCGTACTGGCACACGCACATGGCGCACGAGACCTGGAACGAGTCTCAGTTGCTCGTCAACCAGGGCGGCGTCTCGGATTCCTCGCTGATCGAAGAGACGTACGCGCAGGAAATCCAGAACAAGATGCAGTCGCTGCACGGCGCGCTCGCCAACTCGTTCGGCGAGACGATGTGGCAGCAGCCCGACAACACGCTGATGGGGCAGCAGGACCTCAAGCAGCCGAACTCGATCCCCGTCTACCTCAACCAGTTCAGCTCGGGTCTCTTCGGCCGCCTCACCGCCGCCGGTGCGTACATCGACGCGACCAAGGGCTTCACCGCGATCCACGGCTTCTCGCCGCAGACCGCTGACCACGCGAAGTACGTCCCGTACACGGCGGGCTACGGCACGGGCTCGACGGGCTTCACCGCGAACAACGCGCAGAACCTCATCTACTACCTGTCGCTCGCGATGCGGAAGACGGACTTCGGGCCGCCTCCGTTCTACACCGAGGATTTCGACCCCGAGAGCGACACCGCAGTCGATCGCTCGGGCGGCGTGATCTTCTGCTCGGCGATCGGTCTCGCTCGCGCGGAACACCTGTACCGCAGCTCGCAGAATCGCTGGGACGACTTCATGGACCCGGCGGGCAACCCGCGCTTCAAGACCGTCCAGCTCGTGCACGAAGCGCAGCTCGACGCCGCGAAGCTCTACCCCAACCACGCGACGCTCGCTTCGGCGACCGACTACGTGGACGAGAACGCGATCGGATCGGCCGGCACGGAAGTGACGAACGCCGACAAGGGGCCGCGCTACTACGGCGTGAACTTCAAGTACACGAAGTTCATCTGGCACTCGGCGAGCTACCTCAAGTACCTCGACCCCTTCCGTCAGAACCTGGAGACGTGGACGCAGGGCGTGCGCTCCATGACGACCATGCAGATGCGTGATCGTTCCAAGTCGTTCCTCCTCTACCCGATCAGCGACCAGTGATCGCTTTCTGAAAGGAACAACTCCAATGGGAATGTATCCGCACTGGTTCAAGCGCGCTCCGCAAGTCGGTGATGATCCGATCGGCGTTCTGCGCTGGCGTGTCTACAACCGCACCGGCGGCTCGACCGTCGCAGGCAACACGTACCTGTTCGACCTGGGTCTCTCGACCACGGCCACGAACGAAGTGAGCGTTGCTGACGGCGCACTGTCGGCGGTGACGAACACGAAGTGGAGCGGCTCCGATCGCGGCGGCGGCTCCGACTCGGCGTGGCGCAACATCGTGACTCCGGCGACGGCCTATCTGCGGCAGGGCTACTACTGCATGGCGGAAAGCGTCGCGGGCGACAACGAGCCCCTGTTCGTGACTGTGATCGGCAAGGTGACTCTCGCCGCATCGCAGACATCTTCGGGCGTCGGCGACAGCACGGTCACCGCTGGGTGGCAGCACTTCGAGCCCGTCAACGGTGCCTCGACGTTGCTCTACACCACTTCGGCGACCACGACCTCGCGGATCGTGTTCGTCTCCACCGGCTCGTTCGTCGTCGCGTCGAACGTCGTCACCTCGACCGTGGCCGGTTACTTCAACGGCTTCGGCTTCTGATCGGAGGACACATGAACGCACTCGGCGGCATGTTCCCCGGCTCGTTCCCGACCGCCTTCGTTGGCGGCTCGGGGGCGTACGAGAGCCCCACCGCACCGCTGCAATGGAAGGTCTACAACCGGACCGGCGCGGCAACGGTGGTGGGGCAGCTCATGCAGTTCGACCTCGCGCTGACTGCGGCGGCTGAAACTACGGCGAACAGCCGTGGCGTCATCCTCGCAGCGGTCGCGAACTACAAGTGGATGGATGACGCGTCTCCGTGGCGCAACGTCGTGGTGCCGGTCGCTCCGTACTTCGCGTACGGCTACGGCTGTGTCGCGGAGCAGGCTGTTGCGGACAACGAAGAGTTGCTCGTGACGGTGATCGGCGACACGTACATGCGCATCGGTACGGTCCAAGGTGGTACGGGCGGTTCGATGCTCATCACGGGCATGAACTGGACGGACGCCTCGAAGACTCTGACGAAGGCCAACGCGTTCACGAACTTCGTGGACCCGGGCTCCTTGGTCGGAATCATCTCGGCGCAGATCAACCTGACCGCTGGCACGGGCGTTACGACGGGCCTCTACACGATCGCGACGAAGACCGACGCATCCAACATCACACTCTCGACGGACATCAACGGCGCGGGCGGCAATATCGCGGACACGTCGGTGAATGGTGAGATTTATCTCACCTATCCGGCGGGCTCCAAGATCGAGATGGCGACGGCGGTCTCGTACGGGAACCTGACGAACGGCACGGCGACCAACCGCAAGGTTGCGATCCTGGCCGAGCAGACGATCTTCCGTGACGACCTCTCGACGACGGGCGGACGCCTCACGCACGTCTACTTCAACGGCTTCGGATTCTCCGCTTCGAAGCTCTGATCGTTCGGGGAGCGTCGTGGGTGTGGCGGCGCTCCCCCCTCTTTCTCTTGAGGGGGCATGGTGGAACTGACGCTGCAAAAGCTCACCGATCGGATGGCGCGTTTCGTCAATTGGGACGCGACCGACTGGCCGACCGAGATTTCGCCCGCGATGGTGGCGAACGAGGTTGGCGATTGGCTCTTCGGCGCGGTCGAGTGGAACTTCCTCAATGCCGCGACGGTGGATCTCGATCTGGTCAACGGCCAGAGCTACATCGCATTGCCGGCCGACTTCGGCACGACGACGGAGCGCAGCGTTCGCGGCAAGACGTTCTCCTACTTCGCGCTGGCGTTGCGCACGATGGAGGAAGTCGCGCTCGCGCGTCAGATCGCGGCGAGCCCGGGCGCGGGCTATTACGTCGGGGCTCTGATCTTCGAGGATCCGGTGGGCACGGTGGTGACGCCGACGCCGCGTATCGAGATCGGCCCGGTGCCGACTTCTGACTTCGATGCCGCGTTCACGCTGACCTACTCGCGGCGCTTCGTCCCGGTGGACTCGCCGGATGACGTGTGCCGCGTGCCGGACTTCATGCAGCCGCTCTACATCCGTGCCTGCTGTCTGTGGCTCGCCGGCTACGAGAAGGACGCGGGCGGCAGCCTCGAAGATCGCATGGATCGCCTCCAAGCCTCGTCGCTGTGGATGAACGCGATCAGCCGCGACGCGAACACGCAGCAGGGGTTCGGGCCGAGCTCGGGCTCTGCGGCGAGCCAGGTTGACGACGCCGAGTGGCCTGCGGGCATGCCGGTCGGGCGGGTCCCGACGATCGTCTGATGGATCTGCCGTTTCCGAGCAAGGGCATTTCGGACCTCGGCTCTGCGTCGAAGCAGGAGCGAGGCACGACGAAGCGCGCCTCGAACGTGCGCCTGCGCGACTCGTGGACGGACAGCCTCACCGGCTCGCAACGCGGCGGCCTGGAAGCCTACAGCGGCTCCGCTCCGGTCGCGTCGAAGGTCAAGCGGCTTGCACCGCTCGTCTACGACCGGCGTGTCGTCGATTACACGGCGCTGGGCGATTCGGTCACTCAGGACTGGAGCACGGCGACGCCCTCGATCCAGGACGCGCTCAACGTCGTCACGGACTCGCTCGGCAACGTGTACGCGACGGACGGGAACGGCGTCGTCAAGTACAACGCGGACGGCGTTCAACAGTGGAAGATCGCTTTTCCCGCCGTCGAGCCCGGATCGACCGTGCGCGCTCTGGCGGTGGACGACGAGTTGCGCGTGTTCGCCGGGGTCTCGGCTGGCTCGGATCCGAAGAAGGCAAAGCTGTGGTGTTACGAGCAGCTTGAGGACAACAAGACGAACCTCCTGTGGGAGTTGACCCCGGGCTGGTTCACCGAGGCGATCAAGGTTGTCGGCCTGACGCTCTACGCGGCGCAGAACGACACGCTCAAGTGGAAGAGCCGGATGGCGCTCTACACCGGCTTGGGCGTCACCAACCCGACGCTCTCGCGCGCGTGGGATCTCGCGGCCTATCCCGTCAATGACGTTGACGTGTCGCCGAAGGATTCGACCGTCGCGTGCATGCACGAGCCGAACACGGCGCGCGGTGCCGATCCGCGCTCGCCGGAGACGACTGGCCCGCTCGAGGACATGACGATCCAGGACATCCTGGGTGCCAACACGCAATCGCGTCTGTGGTCCTGGCACTCGTCGATGGACGTGGATGGGAACGACACGAACAACTCGGGCTACCAGGACGGCGACGCGATCGAGGTCTGGACGGACAAGTCCGGTAACGGGCGCAACTGGGTGGTGTCGCCCGACATCGGCGGCTCCCCGCAGACGGGCCCGATCCTGCGCAAAGAGGCGATCGCGGGCCGTGACTCGCTCTTCTTCAACGGCACCGATTGCGTGATGGTCGGTGAGCGCGGCGTCTCGACGCTGTTCGCGCACCGGCAACTCAACCGCACGACGTTGCCGCTGTACGCGCGGCACCAGTTCTGTGTCATCTACGTGATTCGCACGCCGATGGACACGACGACGCGTGTTCTGGAGTCGATCACGCCCGTCAACTCGACGGCGGGCTACGACAAAGAGCGCGTGCTGTACACCAACACGACGTTCAACGCGGGCACGACGGCGGCGAGTGGCAACGTGCTCTTGTACGAGGAGAGCAACGGCACGAACGCGCCGCACGGACGCGCCTCGGGTGGCAACACCACGCCGCTTCCGGGCTGCTTCGATGCCGATGGCTTGATGGTTGTGACGTGGATCTGCGATCACGGATACGACGACGTGACGGGCACGCCGACGCGCTCGCTCCTGCGCATCAACGGACGCCCGGTCGATCGCTGGCAGAGCCTGACGGGCTTCGAGACGCTCGAATCTCCGGTGCTCGGCTTCTCCGTGTACCCGAACGGCTCGACGGCGGGCACGCGCTTCCAGGGAGACATCCTGGAGCGCATCGTCCTCTGCGACAGCTACGACACGGGCTTCGGCCAGACGACGCCCTTCGTGCAGCGTCAACTCGTCGTCGGCCCGTCCTACCCCGGCCTCGCAGGCGTCGGTTCGGCGTGGGGCTCGGGCAGCAACACGGAACTGGAGAAGCTGGAAGGCTTTGCCGCTCACCTACGCGGTGTCGCGCACAAGCTCCCGACAGCCAACGCCGCGATCCTCGACGCGCTCGCGGCCGGAAATGCCGCCGACACCATCACGATCGACGGGCACGTGTACACGCTGCGCGCGGCTCCGACGACGGTGGCCGATGAGGTCAAGATCGGCGCGTCCGCGTTCGCGACGCTGTTGAACCTCCACCACGCGATCAACGGCACGGGCACGCCGGGCACAGACTACGGCTCCTCGACCGCGCGACACGCGTCGGTCTGGTCGCCGGGTGTGCTGGAGAACGGCAACACGGCGGGACGGCCCGATCTGCTCGTGCAGCGACGAGACGGGCGCAACTCCTCGACGTTCGGGACCACGGAGAGCACGGGCGGTGCGCGCTTCGCGTGGCTGAACGGCGCGAACAGCGTCACGAGCCGCAACGGCGCAACGCGCAACGCGGGGCACTACCCGCATCCCTTCTTCCTCTACCGCACGGCGCAGAGCCCGGGCGGTCCTCCGCGCTCGGCCGGCGTCGGTGTCGGCTCGTGGCCCTCCGCACTGAACAGCCCGTACGGGATCCTGTCCATCTGGGATCCGTCGAACGGCAAGCTGCGCGCGGCGCTGTGCACGGACGGTCCGAACTACACGGCGCTGGGATTCGGCGGCCTGGGCTACGGCGTGCGCTGGTCGAGCCAGGCGGACATCTACTGTTGCGGCCCGCGTCAGGCGCTGGTCTCCACGATCAGCGTCTCGGCGGACAACATCGACGTGCGCAAGGTGATCTGGGATCCCTCGGGCACGGCGGTCCAGCCGTTCTTCGTCACGGACGGCAGCACGGCAACGTCGAGCTGGTCATCGGCTCCGGGCGCTCTGACCTACCACTACCCGCGCATGGCGGTGGACCATTGGGAGAACCTCTACGTCCCGATCTCTGTCGCGGGGATCTCGGCCAAGGTCTATCGCCGCATCGCGCCCTCGAACGCGCTGGACTCGGCGCTGATCTACAGCGTTACGAACATCACGGACGATCCGGCGGGTTACGCGATCGCGCTGGATCCGCGTTGGCCGGATCTGCCCTCGACGTTCACCCTGCCGCGCGCGGAGCGTTTCTTCCTTGGCACGCCCAAGCCCACGAGCTCGAACAACGTGGCGCTGTACTCGATTCGGGAAATGTCTGTCGCGGGCAACGGTGCCAATCCGCGCGTGATGGAACTGGTCGCGGTGATTGGCACCGGGCTCTACAAGATCAACAAGGGCGGTGCTGCGACGGCGATCGACGCGGCGGCCTTCGACACGGGCGCGCGTTTCGTGGACTGCGCGGCACTCAAGGGTGCGCTGTACTGGGTGGACGGCACGCGCAACTACGTCTATGACCCGCGCAACAACGTCGCGGGCCGCTGGCGCGCGCGCTCCTCGGGGCAGATTCCGCCCTACGCGATGCTGATCGAACGCATCGGCTCGCGCTTGTGCATTGGCGGGTTCCTGAACAACCGCGCGGGCCTCGCACTGTCGGAGTACGGCGACGGCTACGGCTGGGACTTCGACCCGCCGGGCAATTCGCCTCTGACGATCGCGGCCATCGACTCGCAGAACGCGGACCTCGGGGACTTCCCCGATGTGGTGACGTGCATCGCCTCGTGGAAGGACGACCTCGCGCTGGTCGGCGGCAACCGCTCGATCTCGATCATCCGTGGCGACCCCGCGCAGGGCGGGCGTTTCGACGAGCTCGTGAAGGACATCGGCATCGCGTTCGGTCGCGCGCGCTGCTTCACGCCGGACGGGCGCTTCTGGTGGGTGACGCCGGAGGCCGAGTTCTACAGCATGGCGATCGGCGAGACGCCGCAACGCCTAAGCGGGCGCATTCAACGACGCTTCTCGAACAGCCTCGACTTCTCGACCGCGCGGCCCGAGTTGGTCTACGACCCCGAGTCGCGCTCCATCCGCATCATCCAATGCGTGCTGGGCTCGCCATCGGCGCTGTACACGCACTGGACCTACGAACTGGACACGGGCGAGATCGTGGGCCCGATCTGGCCGGACACGTACGCCAACACGAACGTGCAGCCGACGTGCGCGGCGCTGATGGACGGCGACGGTCCGCTCGATCGCGTGCTGGTCTGCGGCGGCGGGGTCGGTGACGTGTGGCAGTTCTCGCGCACGGCGGTCTCGGACGCTGGTAGCCGGATCGCCTCCGAGGTGTTCCTGCACATGCCGGTCGAGGGCAAGACCCCGACGCGGCTCGCCTTCTCGAACCTGAACGTGGTGCTGGGGATCAACCAGTACGGCGCGCAGTACGAGTTCTACGCCTCGAACGACCCGGACGACTTCGGCCTTCCGCGTGTGGCCGGCGCGCTCACGATCGGGCGCAACCGCCTCTCGCGCGTGCGTCACTCGGGCGGCTACTGCGGCCTGCTCATCAAGGGTGCCGAGACTCCGCAGAAGTGGAGTTTCGTCGAGGCCAGCGTGGACGCCGAGCGGGCGATGGAGGGCATCTAATGAGCCGCCGCCGTGTGACGAGCGGGACGCCGCGTGCGCTGGATCCGACGCGGGCCCGGCGTGGAAGCCAGCAGGCGGCGGCGGGTCGCGTGGCGGGCCAGGGGCAGACCGTGGACGCATCGGGGCGCACGCAGGCAGACATCGGGGACGAGTTCTTCTTCGACGAGCGTGGGCGGCAACGCCTGCGCGTGGACGATGAGACGGTCGAGATAGCTCCGGGGTCGCCTCGTCGGGTGCGGGCCAAGATCGCCGACGATTCGATCGTGCGCAGTCCGCACGGGATGATGGCGCGTCCGACCGCCGATCAGGTCAAGGGCCCGAAGGGCTCGAACGATGCGACGGTTACGGCCTCGCTCAACCGGATCCAAGCCGCGTACAAGGCGGCGGACGCGGCGATCTTGGCCTCGTTCCTGCCGTTCGTCGCCGGGAGCGCGACGCTTGCCGGCGGGACCATCCAAGTCGTCGTTCCGACCTTCGATCTCCATGTCGGTACCTACGCCGTGTTCGTTGGGCGCACGACGCAGGGCGCTTCGCCGGGGCACTTGAACAGCGATCCGGTCACTTGGGCGGGGGACAAGATCCAGATCGACTCGACGGACGGATCCGACGACGCGGACATTTGGTGGATGGTGGTGAAGCTCACATGACCCCTGCGGATCTCTCTCGAATCGGGTACATGCGCGCGGGGGTACAGGGATGAGTTTCCTCGGAGGTCTCGCCAATTTCGACAAGAAGCTCTACGGCGGGCTGTTGAACCCGGCGGGCTCGCTCGGCGGTCTGTTCGATCAGGGTGACGACCCGGGCAAAGCGCAACTCGCGCAGGTCCTCGCGCAGATCGAGAAGGCGAAGGGCGAGTCGCGTATCGGTTACGCACAAGCCGCATCGCAACAACGCCGCGCCATCCCGCTCATCAAGCAGAGTTTCGACCAAGCCTCGCAGAACGCGCTCAAGCTCGCGGAGAACACCAAGCGCACGGTGATGCGGCAGCAGCCTGCGGCGCTCACGGGCGCGCAGATGGGCGCGGACTCGACCGGCTTCGTCGGCGGCAACATGGGGCGGCTGCGCTCGCGCGCCGTCTACGCGAACACGGCGAACGCGCTCTCGCAGATCGACGACTTGGCGGCGCAGCATCAGGACCAACTGGCAACGCAGCAGGCGGGCGCGCTGGGTTCGATTCAAGGCAACCTCGCCGACCTCGAAGCAGCGGGCGCGAACGCGAATAGCGGGCTCACGACCTCGGCGGCCAACGCGATCGCGGGCGTGCAGCACATCCCGAAGAAGAGCATCTGGGATCTCTTGGGCGGTGTGGCGAAGGTCGCGGCCCCGTTCGCCGCTCTGGCGTGAGGCGCACATGGTCATTCTGATCGGAGCTGACGGAGGCAAGTACGGCGGCGCGGCGCGCTTCCTCGACGACGCGGCGGAAGCGGCGAACACCTACGCGGGGATCCGTCTGCGCAAGAAGGACTCGGATCGCGAGGACAAGGAATCGGATCGTCGCGGCCAACTCGCGGACCAGTCGATCCAGAGCAGCACGCAGGAGCGTGATCTGCGGGCCAAGCAGGACGCGCGCGCGGAGAAGGATCAGGCGGCGCAAGATGCACTGACGCCGATTCAGCGCGGCATCGCGGAGCAGACTCTGCGCGCCCACACGCTCGCGAACGACGACGAGCAGCACTACCAGGACGCGCAGCACGCGCAGGAGCAGTTCGACAAGCAGGTTCAGTTCGACCAGTTCCGCCAGCAGCAGGCGCAGGAGTACAAGCGCATCACGGGCGAGGACGTGCCCGATGATTTCTGGCAGTCCGACTCGCAGGGTCACCAGCCCGGCGAAATGGGCTGGCACTGGTCGGCGTACGATCCGAAGTCCCCCATCCCGATCGATGTGCAGATGGGATTGAAGCGATCGCTCTCGGAGGCAGCGACGCTTCCGCCGGGTGCGACGCGCGCGCAGAAGGTTGCGGCGGCTGTGCGCGATGCGAAGACTGCGACGCGACAGCAGCACCTCGACGCGATCCTCGCCGATGCGCAAAGCCACGCGATCCCCGACGAGCAGGACGCGAAGGGCGAGCCTAACCCGCAGGCGTACATCCCGAAGGAGACCATCCAGACGCTGCAAGACATGGCGAAGGATCCGACGACGGATCCCGACCAGATGCAGAAGCGCGTGGATGCGGTGAAGAAGGCGCACGCGCAGGAAGTCGCGGGCATGGAGGCGCGCACGGAGGCGCTCGGGCGGATCGACAACTTCTTCGGGCGCATGTCCGAGATGGACATGGCCTACGGCGACACGGGCGCGACGAAGAAGCACGACCCGATGGATTGGGAGCTGGCGCGCGCGCTGCGTCACGAGATCGAGAGTTCCAAGCTCTCGGGCAAGGCGTTGCAGAGCGCCGAGGAGCGGGTCTACGCGACGTTGAAGGGCGAGCGCCCGGTCAAGAGCGACAACGACAAAACGGGACTGAACGCGGGCAAGGCGCTCGAACTCGCGATGCAGGAGGCGGCGGATCCGACATCGGCTCTGTCGAAGAAGATCAAGGCCGCGCCGGAGGATCAGCGCGAAATGATCCTCGAAGCACGTGCGCGCGGTCTGCTCAACTCGGCGCGCAACCTCGCCGGCCAGGACACTCCGAGTCGCGGAGGTCCGAACCCGAACGGGTCGTATCCGAACACGCCGGCGGATCAGGCACGCGCGGCGAAGGCCGTCAACGGCGCGACCGAGTGGACTCCGCAGAAGGCGCAGGCGGCGGGCTGGACCGAGGATGACTGGGTGAAGTACCGCAAGACCGGAGTGCCGCCGAAGTGATCCAGGAAGCGGACCCGATCGAGGCCGCTGCGCGCGCTGAGTGGAAGAGCGCGGCCCCGGTGTCGGAGGATCAGGCGCGCGCGGAGTGGCGCAAGGCCACGGCTCCGTCGCGAGGTCCGAAGGCGCAGGTCCCGCGCGAGATCGATGAGCAGGGTTTCTCGCCCGAGGCGATGAACAGCGCGATGGCTCCCGAGCCGACGGCGGAGGAAGCGGCGGCTGGAGTCGCGCGCCTCCAAGCCGGAGCGGCGACGCCCGGCCAGGTCGCGGGTCGCGCCGGGAGGGTGGCGCTGGGCATGGCGACCGACCTCGGTGGCAGCGCGGTGAACGCCGTGAAGAACATCCCCTTCCTGCCCTCCGAGCTCGCGGGAGCGGGCGGCGCGGCGCTGGGGCGGCTGACCGGAAGCCAGCAGATCGAGCAAGGCTCCAAGGACTTCCTGCGCACGACGCAGAGCGCGAAGGCGGCGAGCGACATCCCGACCGACCCCGAGGATCCCGCCTCGCAGATCGGCGGCGGTCTCGGCCTCATGGGGGCCGCAGTCGCGTCGGGTGGACTCGCCCCGGCGGCGGCCATCTTCGGCGCGTCGAACGGCGTCGCGCTGCACCAGAAGATTCTGGACGAGACGGGCGACCCTGTGAAGGCAATGGCGGGCCTGATCGGCGGTGGTGTCGCTGGCGCGGGCCTGTCGATGCTCCCCGCCGCGCGTGTGCTCGCACGGATCAACGGCGAGTCGGGCGGCGTGCTCGTGCGCGCATTCGGCGACGTGGGCGCATCGGCCGGTTCGGGCTTCCTCTACGGCGCGGGTCAGTCGGCGATCAACGACACGATCGAGCAGTACGCCACGGGGAAGGACATCCCGATCCTCCAGAACGCACTGGAGCAGGGCGGCTACGGCACGGCGATGTCCCTGATCGGCGAGGGTGTCGGTGCGGCTGTGGGCAAGTTGTCCGGAAAGACCGGCCACGTGCCGACCGACACGGCTCCCACCGAGACTGCGCCGACGATCGAGAGCGCGCTCCAGGCCGAGAACGCCGCGCCGATTGAACAATCCGGAAATCCCGGAGAGTTGCCGAAAGCGGAAACCGCCCCGCCCGGGGGTGGGGAGGGGTCGGGCGAGGCGGTCCCGCGCGAGAACGTGGCGGAGGGCAAGGCGAGTGCCGCGCTCACGCCGGAAGCGAGCAAGCGCGCCGACGAGCTCCTCGCCATGCCGCGCGAGAAACTCGAACAGGAGCTGGTCGATCGGCTCGCGCTGGAGGACGCGACCCTGCGCGAGCAGAAGCCGGGGCGCGAGGAGGCGTGGTATCAGCGCGTCGCGGAACTGCGCCGTCAGGCGCGCGACGAGGGCAACCCTGAGGCCGAGCGCGCGGCGGAGCAACTCAAGGCGGCGAAGATCAAGCCGTCCGGGCAACTCGTCGAGGAAGTGATCTCCGCACTGAACGTGCGCGACGACATGACCACGGCGGAACGGCTCGCGCGCAAGGGCACGCGCCCATCGCAGAAGTTCGAACGTGCACAGGCCGCACGCGCCGAGATCGAGCAAGCGTGGCGCGAGTTCGGCGACTCACTGCGCGGCAAAGCGTTCTCCACTGCTGGCGGCCTTGACCCCGAAGTGCTGGGCAAGGCCGCGAAGGTCGCCAAAGCGTACGTCAAGGCCGGGACGCAGGGCTTCATCGACTTCGCGCACGACGCCATCGCGCGCTTCGGCGAGGCGATCCGTCCGCACGTTCACGACATCTGGCGCAAGGCTGGCGGTTCACCACAACCGATGGAGGAGCGCGCGAAGGTCACGGGCGAGGAAGTCCCCGCGAAGCGCCCACTCCCGATCAAGAAGAAGGCGACCGAGCCGAAGCCCGAGATCCCGGTTGCGAAGGTCGAGGCGGCTCCGGAAGCGGAGAAGCCGACGATTCCGGTGGAGAAGGTGGAGAAGCCGGGGATCCCGTTGAAGAAGACGGGCGAGCGCGAGCCTGAGCACGCGAAACCCGCCGCGTTCGATCACACGTTCGGCGGCAACCTCAAGGGGCTGACGGTCAACGAGGAATCCGCGCGCGAACTGTTCCGGCGCGAGATCGTCGATCAGTTCTCGCGCGTGCGTGACGCAGAGAAGGCGGTCGGAGCGAAAGGCGATCTGTCCGCGCAAGAGACTGTCTTCCACGGTCGTGTCGGCGCGCGCGCGGATTGGATCAACCGTCGAGTGGCCGATGTCGTCAAGGTCGCGCGTGAGGGCGGCATCAACCTCAAGGAGTTGGGCGATTTCCTGTACGCGCGCCACGTCGCTGATCGGGAGAAGGCGCTCGGCGAAGGAACGGCGGGGATGAGCGCGGCAGACGCGCAGAAGATCCTTGATGAAGCCGCGAAGAATCCCGCCTTCGCGCGCGCGGCGCAGATCCACGACGCGATCCAGCAGCGCAAGCTCGACATGCTCGAAGAGGCTGGGAATCTCTCGGCCAAGGAACGGCGTGCGTGGGAAGAGAAGTTCGGGCCGACGTACACGCCGCTCAAGACGGTGAACGAGCCCGCTGAGACGCACATTCGCGGGCAGGGCGGATCGTTCAACATCAAGGGCCGCGAGGCGAAGACGGCGAAGGGTCGCAAGTCCGAAGCGTTCAACCCGCTCGTGCAGTCGGTCGCCGATGCGTACGAAGCCACGTTCCGCTCCGAGAAGAACCGCGTCGGAAACGAGTTGCTCAAGGTGGTCCGCGAGAAGCCCGCTCCTGAACTTTGGCAGGAGTACGCGGACGCGAACGACATCCCCGTCAAGGAACGCGATCAGGTCTTCCACACGAAGGAGAATGGCGAGGACCGCTACATCGTCATCCGTGACAAGAAGATCCTCGAATCCCTCAAGGGCCTCGGAATGGATCAGGTCCCGCGCGTGCTGCGCTGGGCGTCAAGCGCGGCTGCGCTCTACAAGAGCTTTCACACGACGAAGAACCCGCAGTTCCTCATCACCAACTTCGCGAAGGACATCCAAGAGGCTGGGCTCAACGTCGGAACTACGCAGTCCGCGAAGCTGGCCGCGAAGGTCGTGGGCGGCGCGCCCCGCGCGATCAAGGTCATGTGGGACGTGCTCGGCAATGAGAACGCACCCGGCAAGCTGGCCGACTACGCGCGCGAGTTCCGCGATGAAGGCGGCATGACGAACTGGGTGGACCGTAAGTCGGTTCACAAGATCGAAGACGATGTGCGGAAGGCGCTCGAACGCGGCCATACCCGCGAGGTCTTGGGCAAGATCCCAGAACTTGTCGAGCAGGCGAACGAGTCGGTGGAGAACGGGGTCCGTCTCTCGACCTACATTGAGATGCGCGAGGCCGGGCACTCCAAGCGCGATTCGGCTGTTGCCGCCAAGAGCGTGACGGTCAACTTCGACCGCAAGGGCAACCTGTCGCCCGTACTGAACACGCTCTACCTGTTCTTCAATGCTGGCGTGCAGGGCACGGCAACCACGGTCCGCATTCTGCGCTCGAATCCGAAGAAGGCCGCAGCGGCGATGGGCGGCATGGCCGCCGCTGGATTCCTGATCTCTCTGCACAACCGACTCGTGGGCGGAGAAGATCCGAAGGACGGCGAGAATCGCTGGGAGCGCGAGAGTCTCGACCACAAGGCCCACTCGTTCGAGTGGATGTTCTCGGACGGGTCCACATGGAAGTTCCCCCTGCCGTGGCTGTGGGGTCTCCCGTTCCACATGGGAACGCTGGCCGAGCACATCGCGAACGGAAAGACGAAGCCTGCTGCCGCAACTGGAAGCATGACAACTTCGTTCGTGGATGCCGTGTCGCCGGTCAGCGGTGGAAGCGTCGGCCAGTTCTTCGCTCCGTGGTTCGCAGATCCGTTCGTGTCTGCGGATGAAAACAAGAACTTTCGCGGCTCACCGATCCACCCGGACACGAGCGAGAGCCCGTTGCCGAGCTCGTCGCGTCGTACGTACGGCGCAACCTCCGGGGCGGTCGCTCTCAGCTCGACGATCAACTCGGCGACTGGCGGCGACGCTGGCCGCAAGGGCTCGATCGACATTCCGCCCGACACGCTCGACTACCTGGCCGGCGAGGCGTTCGGTGGCGCGGGCCGGTTCGCGCAGCGCGTGTGGAAGACTGCGGAGAACAAACTTGAGGGCAAGGAAACGCCGTGGGTGGACGTTCCGTTCCTCAGCGCGTTCATGGGTGAGCCGTCGAAGAACATCTATCAGTCCGAGTTCCGCGCGGACGTGAAACAGATCGAAGCCGAGATGGCTGCACAGAAGGCTGGCACGCCGTACGACGAAACGGCGGCGCAGTTCGGGGCATCCACGCGCGGCAATCCGTCTGTGCGGGCGCGCTACGAGAAGGCGATCAAGGCAGCCCGCGATGCTGGAGACGACGACGAGGCCAACAACCTCGCCGCCGAGTTCCACAAGATGTTCACGCGCCGTGGTTCGCCGCGATGAACGTCAGGATCACGCAGACCCACAAGAGGCCCACCCCGATCAGCGGTGCCATGTCGCGCTCGCGGACCGCCGTACGAACGGCTCGGCCCGTCCACCACAGGATCATCACAGCGAACGCGAGAAGGAGCGGGATCGTCACGCGTGCTCCGTGTACCGAATCAGCCCGACGACAACCGCCCCGAGCAGGACGGACCAGATCGCGAGCCAGGTGAGGAAGAGGCGCAGGGGCTTCACAGGTTCAAGGCTACCCCGAGATTCAGAATCGCGCCACAAAAGGGCATTCCTAGCCTTTCCGGGCCGTCACCTTCCCTTGCGGATCCCCCTGGAATTGAGCATCTACCGCTTGGGGGTTCTCGATGCTCAGAGGGGTACCGCGAGTGGTGTGGATGGCCGCTGTAGCAGCCTGTCTGATCGTCGCTTTCACGAGATGCGCGGCGGTCGGCGCTCTCTTGGGTGGCGGCGTCGGGACTCTTGCCGGGCCGGCGGGGACCGTGGGTGGCGCAGTCGTCGGGGCCGAAGTCGGCGATCTGGTCGGTGGCCGGAAGGAAGCCGAGGCCGAGATCAAGCAGTTGCGCTCGGAGGTGATCGACCTGCGCGCGACGATCGACGCTAACAAGCAGATCGACGACTACAACGTGAAGCTCCCGCCGGGATTCCGGCCCGTGCCGCACGTCACGCCGCCCGCTGAGCCGTCCGAATCGCACTGGATCCGCACTGCCCTCATCGCGCTCGTCTGCCTCCTGGGGGTGGGGGCCGCGTGGCTCTTTCGCGCTCGGCTACTCGCGTGGGCGAAACGTCTTCCAGACCTCATTCGAGGTCGCGCGCCGAGTGCACCGCAGGTTCCGACCGCACCGCCGGCACGAACGCCGCTGAACCCTAACCCGTGAGGGCTTTGTGATCCGTGCTGGCTCTCATCGAAACGATCGGGAACTCGACAGGGATCAACATCGAGGTGATTGTCGCGTTGGCGGGGGTGACGGCGACGATCGTCATCTTCGTGCTGCAACAGAACGCGCGCTCGAAACAAGACGCGGCGACGCGGCACGAGATCCTGCGCAACTGGGCCGAGAGCACGTTTCTGCGGAAGGACCTCTATTCGTCCGAGGCGGCCTCGCTCGGCAAGAAAGTCGATCGCATCGAGGCAATGGTCGAGTTGATCTGGCGCGCACAGCGCAAGGAGATCGACGATGAACCGCGTTAGAGCCGCACTACAGGACCACTTGCTCCTGATCGTCGCCGTGGCGCTTCTGCTCAACGGCTTCCTGCAAGTCCAAGTCTCGCGCCAACAGCGGGACATCCTCGCCGCTCACGAGCAGCAGATGGAACGCTGGGCCGAGGCTGTCTCCTACATCGCACGCTGGCAAGGCCCGACGCAAATGCGGACCGCCTGCGAGTTGGACTCCAAGGCCGTCGATATGACGTTCCAGGAAGCGCGGGGCGTCGCGGACGTGGAAATCCTCGTCAATCGCACGCGGGACGGACTGCAACGCCTGGCTGCGCTCAAAGGACCTTGAGCCATGCTTGGAAACACGATCACGACCTGGATTGGCAACGACCCGACGCCCGTCATCACCACGCGCAACTCGGGCGAGTCGGATAACGACTTCATCGACCGTCACTGCCGGGCGATCCTGGCGCGCGTGCACGGCTCTGACACGTTGAAGACGGATGAGGTGAGCGTGTCGCTGCAACGCGCGCCGGGTCAGTCGGACGAGGCATTCGTCACGGCCTACGACGTGGCGCTGAAAGCCGTTGCATGAGCAACCGCCCCGAGCTGTGCACGCGTCAATGGGACCTCCTCAATGCGCTCGTCGCGCAGCGGAAGGTTCAGCGCAAGGATCCGACGTACAGCCCGGGCGAGGTTCGCCACGCCGACCTCTACAACGACCTGCGCACGCTGGCTGGCGAGGGCTGCATCGCGATCGCGACGGCCAACGCGTCCGGCGTGCGCATCGCCGTGCTCGTGCGCGGTGAGCGGTGGATCGATCGCTACCGCAAGGAACAGGCGGCGCTCGTCGCCTCAACCATTTCGAAAGAGGAGGTTGCTTGATCGCTCTCGTCGAACCCGAACCGCTCCCGCTCCACGCGCCCGACCCCTCGACGGTGAAGCTTTCACCGCGCCGGCTGTCGCCGAGTGACAAGGAAACGACCCGTGTCCTGCCGCGCTTCATGCGTGAGGCGCTGGACGACGCAGGACGCTGCGCCGCTGTCGTGATGGAGGTGGAGGAGCAAATGCAAGTGACGCGCCATCCGCTGCGCCTGCGCCGCCTGGAGCGTGTCCACGCCGAAGCGATGATCCAGTACGAACGCGCTCTTGCGCACGTCACCGCAATGAAGCGGCGCGACCCGGGGCAACAGCTCAACCGGAACTGGAAGCTCGTCACGTATGCCGTGAAAGGAAACTACTGAGGAGCCTGCATGCCCAAAGGAAACTGGAAGAACCCTCCGCCTCCGCGCGTTGAAGGCCCCGATCTGGAGCCCGAAGCGCCGATCGAATACACGCCGGAAGAACGCGCCGATGTATTGATGAAGGCGCGCAATGACTTCGGGGATGAAAGCTATCGCGCGCGGCTCATCGCCGAGATCGAGGCGGCCGAGGTCGCGACGTGGAATCGGTTTGAAGCGGCTCGCAAGGCGCAGCAACGTGCCAAGGAACGCGCGTACATGGAACGTCGGGCCGAGCGCGAAGCTCTGGCAGCGGGACACTGACATGAAGATCCACCGCGTCTCCGTCTCGCTCGAAGTCGAGACCGTGCTCTCCCTGGAGAAAGTCTCCGCCGCGATCAAGTCCGCGCTCGCCGCCCAAGGTGACGGCGTGGAGCTCATCCAGATCCAGACGAACGTCGTGCAACCCGCCGCGCCGCCTCCGGTCGAAGCCAAGGCCGAGCCGGAGCCGGAGCACGAAGGTGGTCTGAAACGCAAGAAAGGTTGGCTGAAATGATCCTTGCTCCCCTTCTCCTCCTCGTCCAAGCGCCGCAATTCCCCTACGCGCACGTCCACGCCGAGGGCGTCGTGCTCGGCGTGCCGTGGGTCTACGACCAGGAGGGTTTCCTCCAAGGCGAGACAGTCACGCCGTCACCGTTCAAGGGCTACCAGATCACGGCCTTCGACTTCGCCGGCCGCGATCCGGATCTCGTGTTTCACTCAGACGAGACCGTGATGATTATCACCTTCCCGGCTCGACCCTGATGGCCGACCTGTTCGACCCCGAAGAGTCCATCGTCAACCGCGCGCGCCTCGTGCTGGGCTCGACCGGCGCGGCGCTCGTCGCGGCGGACTGCTCGACGATCTCGCTGTACGTCTACGACCTGTCCAGCGACTTCCCGACCGCACCCGTGTACCAACTCCTCGCGGCGGCCCCGTCCGGGTTCCTCGGCGGGACGTACTCGGACGGGTCGATCACCTACAACTTCGAGTACACGATCGCGGCAACCGGCACGTTCACGCGCTACCAGAACCACCGCTTCCTGATCCGCTACGAGATCCAGACGAACGCGGAGGGCGAGTTGCCGGTCGAGTTCTTTGCGGACATCAAGCTCCTCTGATGGCGAAGCTGGTCCACCAACAGCGCGGCAAGTCGCGCGTCCAAGCGTTGACGGTCGGGCGACGCGGCGGGGTTCCGCCTCCCAAGTTCTCGCTGATCCTGGTCGTGCTCGACGACGTGGGCACGGAGTACCTCGATTACCACGAGCTCGGGGCGCAATACTCGACGGGCGAGATCCTGCGCTCCTCACCCGCGCCGGGGATCCTGTGGAGCTACTTCACGACGCCGCGCCTGACCTCGCTCGCCCATCGCGGCATCCACTTCCGCAACTTCTTCGGAACGTCGCTGTGCAGCACGACGCGGGTGCGCATCCACGCGGGCAAGCGTCTCGATCAGTTGGGCGTCGGCAACAACATCCGCCACCCCGCGACAGCGCTGAACCCGCTCACCTACCCCGCCGCCGGGTTCGCGCTCGACGATTCGATCGTGTTCCTCGCCGAGCGCCTGCGCGCGGCTGATCCGACGATCTCGACGGCCCACTTCGGCAAGTGGCACTTGGCTGATCCGTGGAGCACGGTGAACGATGGCGGATCGACTCACGCCCCCGACGTGAATCTGACCGATCCGGAGCGCATGGGCTACCAGACGGCCAACTGGTCCCCGCTTCCCTACGGCGGACACTACTCGTGGTGGCACATCGTTTCCGGCACGCCGACCTACATCGACGGCGAGGGCACGCACACGTTCACGGAGGCCACGCACGCGGGATCGGTCATGCCGAACGCGGCCTGCTCGTGGATCGCGGGGCGCACGGGCCAGTTCTTCGCCTCGGTGTCGCTCGAATACACGCACATGCCGCTCGACTGCCCGCCGTTCACGCTGCTGTCTGGCGCGACGCAGACCTACCTCACGGGTCTCGGCATCGCGGCCGGCAATCGGCTCATCGGCTCGCCGGACAATGAGGATCCGCGTGTGGATCCGAAGTTCTGGCCGCAGCTCTACGCCAACGCCGAAGCGATGGACACGATGATCGGGCGCATCGAGGACTCGATCCCGGCGGCGCTCAAGCCGACCACGTTCATCATCGTCGTTGGGGACAACGGCGGGAACGCCGCTGTGACGCCCCCGAACTTCCCTGGCAACGCGAAGGACTCACTGACGCGCGGCGGAACGGGAGTTACGTGCGTCGTCTACGGGCCCCGCGTGGCTCGTCCTGGGCGGTTCAGCCCGCAACTGTGCGACATCGGAGACATCTACCCGACCATCTGCGAGCTCATGGGCCATCCGGGGGGCGATGGCGTCTCGCTCGTTCCGGCGATCACCGACGACGTGAACCGCGACGACTTGCGCGCGCTCAAGCCGCACACGATCGAGCAGGCGTTCTATCCGTGCGGCACGACTACGCCGAGCCTGATGAACAGTCGTCACCGCACGATCGTGGACGGGCGCTGGCGGTACACGGACAACGATGGGACGTTCCTGTTCTACGACCTGCGCGCCGATCCGCTGGAGGCGACGAACCTGCTTGCGTCGAGTGAGAGCACGCTGTCGGGCACGCAGGGGGCCGCGCTGGAGTCTCTGCGCGCAACGCTCGACGACGAACTCCCGACAAGCTGAGCCCCACCCCACCGCTCGCGCCCCCGCACCATGCGGGGTTATCTCTCGTTCGCGGCGGGGCGGGGTGGGTTAGGGGTCGAAGGGCTCGACGGGGAAGGGCGGCGGTTTCAGCGCAGGTAGGCCCTGTCCCCATCGGTCGTGCCCATTGTTGCGGCGCGATCGGTCGCGGCACTTGAGGCGCTTGACCATCGCCCAGAAACGCACGGTGTCCTCGTCGCGCCACGGGAGCCAGCCTGCGCGATAGGGCTTCGCGGTCCCGCTCCACGTCTCGCCGAAGTCGAGGCGGCTACGCGCGGCCTTGCGTTTCTCGCGCCTGCGGACGATGCGGCGGGTCATGGCTCGATCACCGTATGGGCGCGTGCGAACGGTCCATGTCCATCGTCGGCGGGTTGCGGCAAGTAGACACACCGCTTCTCACCGCATCGACAGCACACGTCGTCGCGGTGGTACAGGATTGCGTGCTGTACGTTCGAGACGTGCCAGCAGTGAACGCAGTCAACCATCGTTCCCGCTCCCGCCCATCGCGCCGGGGGTGGTGAGGATCTCCGCGAGCTTCTCGAAGTGGCGATGCACGGTCGCGCGGATGCCGTCCTGCGATTCGTCCCAGCGCGCGTTCACGATGTCTTGCAGGCACCGATCGGCGCAGGCCGTTGCCCACATGCGCGGGGTCATGCCGCCGATCTGGATCTTCGGCATCGCGTTCTGCACGCGGCCTAGTTCGTCGCGGCTCTTGATCTCGGGCGTCTCTCCCCTCTCCGCGACCGGCGGGGCGGGCTCTGGCGTGCGGGCCAGTTCTTCGCGGACAAGCTCGACGAACCGCTTGACCACGTACCGCTCGAAGTTCTCAGCCTGCGCGGCGAGAACGTTGTGATTCATCTCGTTGATCTGCTTACGAATGCCGTCTTCCTTGGCGGACATGTCGAAAGCCCACTGGTTGAACATGCTTATCCTCTCCGCTCCTTTCCCTTCGGCCTCGGCGCGCGGGGCGTCACCCGCCCACCTTCTCGCGCGGTTCGTCCTGAACGCCCGTCTTGAGTTGCCGCGCGATGTCGGCGGCGTCGGGCGACTCACTGTATCCGAATGCGTGCGAGCACTCGGCGCAGGCGTAGCTCGGCGGGCTCTCGATGTCGCCGGACAGCCACTCGTACCACACGCAGCCACACTTGCCGCAACGGGGGCAGTAGGTCTCAGGCTCTAGGATCCACTCGAACTCGTAGTGGTGTTTCGGGTACTGATGCGTGACGCGCATTCGCTTCTCAGCCATTCGTCTCCCCCTTCCGCGCTACGCCGAGAGCGGCGTTGAGGCGGTGGGTGAATCGGTGCAACTGCTCCGAGACGGTCATTGGAGCGAACGGAACGCCCGGAGTCATCGCGCCCACCATGATGAACGCATCGGCGACCATCTCGACCGTCACGCCGCGCCCGACCGCTGGAGAGGGCCGTCCGAACGCAAGCCACGCATCCGCCAGCGTCTTCGCTTGCCGCTCTGCGATCACTTCGAGGACCGGACCGTTCGCCACTGAAATCATCACGCACGCATTGTCCTTGACGGAACAGTCCCATGAGATCCGGTACGGCCCGATGCGCGCGGAGCCTTCGTGCTCGTAGTACGGAACACCAAAGCTGACGATCGCCTCGTCTGGGGCGGGCGCGGCCAGCCGATCGACCCGACTGCGCAGCATCCGCGCGTCGTTCGCGTGCTCGTCGCGGTCCCGCTCCGCCTCCTCCAGCTTCTTCTCCGCCGCCTCGGCGCGGGCGAGGGCTGCGTCTCGCTCTGTCTCGGCTTCGCGGCGCTTTTCGTGAGGCGAAAGCCCTTCACATCTCTGCATCCGGAATGCGTAGCGTCTACCGTCCGGTGCTCCGACTCCGACCTCGACGTAGTTCTCAGCACCCATCTCGTCGAGTTGCGGCGCGAGTTCTTGCACCATCGCGCGCGCGGCCTCAGCCATCGGCAATGGCTTCTGCGCTTCGTCCCGCTCCGCTCGCAGCCGCTCGCACTCGGCCTTGAGCCGGTCACGCAGCTTGTCGCACTCTTCGAGGTGGCTTTCCGCCGAAGGCTCGTCCGGATCGGGGCCAGCGATGATCTCGCTGAACTTGAGGATCGCCGCTGTGAGCGCGAGTGATCCCTGCGATGCCGACTCACCCTCTGGGATGCCTGCGTCCCGCGCCTCCGCTGCGGCGTCGAGCCAAGTCCCAAACGCCTCGACCTCGGCGGCCAGCTTCTTCGCCTTCGCTTCCCACTCGTCTCGGTCTTGCTCCACCCGCGCGACGTGCTCGGAGACGAGCGCCTTCACGGCACGAGCTGCGCGCAGGTTGTCCGCACCCGACATCTCGTGCTCGGACGCGTTCAGGATCTCGGCGGCAATCTCGTACTCGTTCGGCATCGTCTCTCGCTTCGGCGGCTGGGCGGGCGGGACGGCCCCGTAGATCGTCGGATCGCCGAGGGCCTGTCTGTTGTCGGTCTGAAACGCCTTGATGAGTTCCTCCGTCTTCCGGTTGGCCTCGGCGATCGCGTCCGTGCGCGTCTCGGGCGGCGGCGAGGGCCGCATGTGCCGTGCGATCCACGCCGAGAGAACCAACTCCATGTCCTTCGACTTGAGCGCGCGCATAGCCGTCGTCTCGGCGCAATGGCTCGCGATCTCGTCTGCCAACGCCTTCACGGCTTCACGGCTCGGCGTCTCCCGCGCGAACGCTGGCGGGGAAGCGTCACGGATCGCTGCGTCTCGCGCCTCGTCGTCTCGTTGCATCGAAGCCTCCACTTCTGGGCTCGGTTCGTTCTGGCCCTCGCGGACGGCGCGGGCCGCGCGGAATCGTTCTACAGCGTCCTCCAGTTCCCTGTCGGTTGGCATGTCGATCCTTTCGGATGGACTCGGCAGGCACGCACCGATCGGCACGAGGTTCCATGCGGCGGCGAGCGCGGGCGATTCGCTCATCGCCTTCTGCGCAGCCTCCAGCTTCGCCACGCGCGCCTCGATGTTCCCCGGCACCTTCTCGGCCCAACGCTCTAGCTTCACGATGCGGTCGGCGTGCTGGTCCTGGATCACGTCCACGACGTTCAGGCGCGCTTCGATGCCGCCTTCGCCGAAGATGCGCTCCTTCATGTCGTCCAGTTCACTTCTCATTCGTCCCGTCCTTTCCAGCGTCGGCGGCGCGGAGCCGGTTGAGTTCTTGGATGTCACGCGGCATGGGTTGTCCACCGAGTTCCTTGGTCAGATACACGTCGTCGAAGAACGCTCGCCATTTCCGATCGCATCGACCGCATCGCAGCACGACGAGGTACGAATCCGGACCACGATCCAGGTACCGCACGGTCTTGTATTGCTCCATGACGTGCTCGCACACCGCCACAGCCTCAACCGGCACGATCTCATCCTTCATTGCCGGGTGCCTCGGGCGGGGGAACGGGCTTGATCTCTCGCGGATCGTGGAGCGGGCAGACGTTGTAGGCGGACACCAAGTAGGGGTAGCCCCACTCGTCCACCGGGCCGAGGTCGCATGTGCCGTAGAGATCGGGCGTCAAGTGCGAGTGACGGCAGGTGTAGCAGGTCGTCTTTGCGGTGATGACCTTCGACTGATCGAACTTCTCAGCCACGCTCGGCCTCCTCGCGCGGAGCACGCGCGTAGTGCGAACAGATGCCGAGTGGATCAACCTCGCGGCCTTTGCTCCATGCGTCCCAGACCTTGAAGGCGTCTTCCATCTCGTCGTAGTCGGGACACTCCCCCATTGCGACCGACATGGACGCTGGGCGTGGTGGTGCTCCAAACGTGCAGAAGTATTCGGGACTGCTCTCGTAGTCGCCCTTCTCGAACACGTATGCGCACACTTTGCATCGCGCCGGATCTTGCAGCCAATAGGTGCGCGGTCTCACTTCGCCTCCTCGCCCGTCACGGGTGGGGACTGCATGGCGCGGACTGCGGCTTCGGTGGCGTCGCAAGCCGCTTCATACTTCGGCCTTGAACTCCACACGCCAGTACTTGCCCCGTTGCAGTGGCGCACAAGCTCGGCGCGTCGTGCTTCTTGCGCCGTCGCGGCCTCGATCACCGCATCCCGTCCCGCCGCCGCGCGCTTGAGCGCCGCGCGGAGGTCGTACACGGCGTTCAGTGCGCTCGCCAGCAATTCGCCGTTGCCCGCATCGGATGCCATGTTCTGGTCGTGGAGCGCCTCCTCGATCGTGTCGAGCGCCTCAACGGTTTCGTCCACCGCCGCCGTCCCCGCCTCCACGGGGGCGGAACGCCTGTTCCAGTCCTGAATGGCGCGCTCCCTGGACGCATCGCCGAATGTGCGGGCGAGGCAGCGAACGCAGTCGTGGTAGAAGTCGCCGTCATCGTCGCGGCCCTCCCTGATGTGCGTGCATCCACAGAACGGGCAGGGAAGTAGCTTGATCTCGTCACTCATGTTTGTCGTTCTCCGCTCTGCGGTCGGCTGCGGGAAGCGCGGCGCGGGCGATGCACGGATAGCACCACTCGTCCATGTCGAGGCCCTCGTACACGTCGCAGTCCTCCTCGTAGGGTCCGTCGCACCATCCCGCCTTGATTCGGCGCAGCGCCGCCTCCATCCGCTCCGCGCGGGCGGCCAAGGCGAGCAAGGCGGGGCCAGCCTCAACGAGAGCGTCGATCCAACGCTCCTCCACCGCGCTTCCGCATGGCGCGTGCAGCGACTCTTGCAGCAACTCTCTCAGCTTGTCCGTGTCGAGGGCGTCAGGCATGGGGCTCACCAGCTCACCGTGAAGACGCGACGCCCTTTGTGCTCGATCAGCCACTCGCGCAGCTTCACAGGCTCGTCCGCCGTGCGATAGCTTGTGCCGTTGTCCTCGCCGACCGCAGCCATGAGGCGATCGACCATCGCATCGTCCAGGCGCGGAAGCGAGTCGCCGACGATCTCAGAGACCTTGGCAACCGGATTCGGTACGTACGTGTCGGGATCGTCTGTCAGAGCGGCCTTGAGCCAGCTCACTTCACCAATCCACACATTCGGGGTGTCGGCGATCTTCTGGTATGTGTCGTCTGCTTGGCGACAACGCGGGTTGAACCAGCGCGATCCAAGCGTGTGCGAGAAGAAGTCCGCGAGAACGTCCTCGCTCATGTCATCGGGCATCACATGGATGTGCAGATCAGCGGCCATTTGTCATGTCCTTTCGGTGTGTAGATCTCATGTGTTCGCTCATCCCTTCCCCGCTCCCTTCTTCCCCGGACGGGCGGCGCGCGCTGCAAGATTGCCCGCGCGGTGTCCGATCAGGTGCACGCCATCGCAGGTTGCGCACTTCTCCTCGGTCCAATACTTCCGCCGAACGACCTTGACGGCCTTCCCGCAGAACGTGCACTTACGCGGCGTCACTTCCCCCGTCCTTTCTTCCCTGCGGCGCGCGCGGAACGCTGGGAGGCGCGGCGCTTGGCGAGCATGGCGTCGGCCATGAGGTAGCACTGCTCGGCGATCAGGTCTGCGGCGCTCAAACCGTCGCACCACGCCACGTCTTCGATGCCCCACCAGCCGTCATCATCGGCACGAACGTGGCGCATCGTCTCGGGGAGCGCGGCAATCGCGAACTGGTCTCGCAGCGTCATGGGCGTCTTCCGCTTCGCGCTCATGGCGTGCGCTCCGAAGATCGGACGGCGGCGCAGGCCGACCACACGGCCTTTCGTCGCAGTTGCGCTTCTTGAGTTTCAGCAAACCAATCGTTCGGTGTTAGCTGCATCGCCGCCTCGACGATCGGGGCGTGCTGGACGATCCATTGCCTGTCTTCGCAGCGCATGCAGTGACACTCGCCGCGCTCCGATTCCGCTGCATGATCGGCAAGCGATTTCCTCGCGCGCTCCACCACCGGATCCATCTCAGCCATGTTTCTCTCCTTCGCGGGCTCGGGCGAGGGCCGCGCGGTTCTCACGGATGGCGATGCGGAACACGTCGCACTCGCGCTCGCCGAACTCCTCGGGAACGAATGCGCCATCGGCTCGCGCCATCGCAATCGCTTGCTCGTGCCGATGCACCGCGACCTCTAGCGCCGTCGTGGATCGCTTGAGCGCCTCGACCAGCTCCGCCTTGAGGGGGTCGGGCCGGTTGAGCAGATCCGCCACCGCCTGCGCCTGCACTTGCTGCGGAAAGCGCACACAGAACTCACTCTCGCCGTTGATGACGCGGTACTCGCCGTGTGCCAGCGGTTCGATGATCCAACGTCGCTCACCCACGGTCGGCACCGCCTGACGCGCGGGAGAGGGCCAGCGAGTTGCCATCGTGGAACTCTTCGTAGTCGAGGCGCTCGAAGCCGAACTCCGCGATCAGAGCGTTCATCCAGCGCACGTCCACTTCGGGGTACTCGTCCGTCTTGCCTTCGAGATAGGCATCGCGGTCCTCTTCGATCCCGGCTTCGATCTCGGCGTACCGTGCGGCCATCCGTGCGCGCGTGGCAGCGTCGAGGCTGTCCGGGCCGCGCAGGATCGCCTTCACGCGGTAGTCGCTGTAGATCCCGCTCGACACGACGTAGGTTCCCACGGCTACACCCCCTCCGGTGAACGAGGCTGAGACGGGGCGGCTTCTCGCTTGCTCTTGTAGAGGTTGCACCGCTCAAGAACCTCCGAGAGCTTCACGTAGCGCGCTGTGCCGTCGCTGCGAACGATGCACACCACGTTTTCGTTCTCCACGTTCCAGAATTGGTAGCGGATCTCGTTCTCTTGCTTCGTCTCCATCTTCGCTCTCCTTGCTGGCTCAGCGCGGGCGCTGGGCGGGGTTAGTCAGTTGGTCCATCCGGGGTACTCGACTCGCTTGCGCACTTCGGCGTCGCACGCGGCGCACACACGGCCAGCGAATCCAACGCGCTTCACGTCCACGTCTTCACGTTCGCAGTAATTGCACTTGCGCGTCGCGATGCGGAGTCGCTCGAAGCTGTATGGGCGCGGAATCGACAGCGCCATTCCGTCCGGCCCCCACACGTTGAGGGTCATGCTGTCCTTGACGCCCTTCATCCACGGCCTCGGATCGTCCTGGATGGCGGGACGCATCGTTGCCATGAACACGAACCCCTCGCGCCGCCCCTTGACGGCCCGCTCGATCGGCTCCGAATCGCCATAGGTCGGCTCCAATTCCCAGCCGTCGGCCTTTGCGTCCGCGACCCATTGCCGCGTTTCATCCATCGCAGCCGCTGCTGCACTTCCGAACAGTTCCATATCAGCCTTCCTCCGTTCCTTGCGTCCTACTCGGGGGCGGACGCGGCGCACGAGAGAGAGGGGTGCGCCGCGCCGGTTGCTGCTCAAAACGGGAGCGGCTGTCCGTTCTCGTCGAGAGCCACGGGAGCATCCTTGCTCTTGTCCTGCGGCAACGGCTTGTCGTGTTCGTCGTTGCCGTCGAACAGATCGGGAGAACCCGGCTCGGGATTCGCGTCCTTCCACTCCTGCGGCGGCTTGGAGACGGGCCATGCTTTGGCGATCTGCGCTTGCATCCCGTACTCCTCCGACTCCTTGTGCCGGATGCGGACGATCATGCGCCGACCGATCAGGTCCTGAGCCTCGACTTCACGATCCAAGTCGAGTTCGAGCGCGGCGAGCTTCGGCACGGTCATGCCCTGCCCTGCGCCTTCCATCATCCAGTTCTCGTAGAGCGTCCGCATGGAGAACACGTCGCGCAGCTTGAGTTTGAAGTAGCCCGCGTAGGGCGGCTTCTTGCTGTGCTTGTTCTCACACTCGACGACTTCGATCATTGCCAGCCCTTCGGGGAAGAGGTTGGCGGTCTTGTCCACTTGGTAGCCCATCACTTGTCTCCGTGTCCGTTCAACTTCGCGGCGAGCAGCTTGAGGACACCGGCTGCCTGTTCGGTGGTGAGATCCGCCCACGTCTCGGCGTTTGCCTTCGTGAGCCACTTGTCGAGCGTGTCCTGTTCGATCTTCACGATGCCGAGGAGTCGCTCGATTTCGGCGACCTGCTCGGGTGTCGCCAGCACGATCGGCTCGGCCTCGGCCTCGATGAAGTCCTTGCCATAGCGTGCGGCGAAGTTCTCGTAGCCGACATCGGTTCCGTTCTTCTGGAGGTCGAAGCGGTCGAACTCGGGGAAGCCCAAGAGGCGCGACTTCTCGACGGTGGCGGTACGGAAGCCGCGTGAGTGCTTCTCGATGTGGAGCGTGAGATCCAACTCGTAAGCGAGCTTCTCCCACGCATCCGGGCCAACGCCGACCTGTTTGCGGTCCTTGCCCTCGCCGCCCCACACGGCGATCTGGTGCGCGACGAATACCACGTTCATGTCCAGCTTGGACACCCACGCGATCAGTTGGCGCATCTTGGCGATGGCGGGCTTCTTGGAAGCACCGAATGCGTCCTTGTCGCCCAACCGTTCGGCCTCGCGCGCGATCGTGGACTGATAGACCTTCGTGATGCTGTCGATCACGAGGGTTTGGTAATGGTGCTTCTCGGTCGCCAGCGTCTTGACTTCGTTGATGATGAAGTCGAAGTCGCACGCGCCATCATCCGGGCCGACGTACGATCCGCCTGACGCTTTCAGCCGCGCCATGTAGTGCTGGAGGCGCGCGCCGCCTTCGGTGTCGATCACGTAGGCGCGTGGGAATTGGAGCGCGAACCACGTCTTCCCGCCACCTTCCAGCGAGAACACGCACAGCTTGGCCTTGCCCGGTTTCACTTCTTCGGGCGGCTTCGCCCGTAGCTTGGTAGCCATCTACTTCTCCGTTTCGCGCAACGTCTCGGGGGTGCCCAATGCGTGCCCCTCTTGCGTTGCGTGTTCTTGTTCTTCCCGCGCCAGCGCGCACCGCGAGCACAGCGGATACCCAGGCATCTCGGCGAACGCGAGGCACTCCTCGCACCCGCCGCGCTTGCAGTCGGCGCACTCGTCGTACGGGTTCGCGCGCGCGTCCATGTGGCGATCACAGAACGAGCAGATGTAGAGCTTCACCGCGTCTCCAATCTGTCCATCTGCAACAGCCGCCCGCGCTCGTTTTCTTCGTAGCGCGCGATGGTTTCGGCGTCGTACTCCGATTCGCAGAACGCGCAGAGCAACAGCCCCGCTTGTTCCGCGCGCCGCGTGCACGCAAGGCACATTCTTTCGGCGCAACCGCGACAGCGCTTGCCGTGGATGCCGACCGGGAAAGGGCAGGCGGTGCAGGTGATGATCTTGAGGCGGGTGCGCTGAGTCATTGCGCGACCTTTCCGCACACGGCGCACAACTCGGACATGATCGGGTCGAGGTTGGCGCACACGCCGCACAGCGGGCGTTCGCAACCGGGGCAGATCCGCGCCGGGAGGTACATGTCGAGGCGCGGCGAGTAGTGCTCGCCCACGTCCTCGCCGCACCCGACGCACGGGAACACGAGCGGTTCGCCGTGGTCGGGCGCTTCCTGCGCGTCGTAGCGCGTCTGCGCGGCATCGAAGCCGGGGACGATTCCGAGGCGACCGCTCACGACAGCACCGCCTTTCTCTCCAGCGTGTCCGCGACGCGATCCCATGCGTCCGCGAGTTCGAGGTCGCCGTGGTCGCGGTGAAACTTCGCCGTCTTGCGGATGCTGTCCGCGTCCGCGTCGGCGCGCGCTTCCTTCTCGGTCGCACTCAGGCGGCGCACCTGCCGCGAATGGCAGTACGGGCACTGCGCAACAGCCGGAAGCTCAAAGGTCAGCTCGCACTCGGCACAGAGGCAGTCGTGTTGCTTTGCCATCTCACGCCCCCTCGGCTTTCGCGAGTGCGGCGCGGGCGCGTTCCTTGATCGCCATTGTTTTCCGGGCCTGCCAGGAATCCGGATGGAAGCCGATCGTCCCTCCACTGCCTTTACTCGGAGCGAGAACGCCAAGCATGTAGACGGCCTCTTGGAGTGCATCGCTGAGTCGCTCCGCGATGAGCGCGGACGGCGCGGAGGCGGGGATGAAGCCCTCGGTCTTGCACGCTTCGCACGGCGCGCCTTGAGGCACTCCGCTCGCGTCTTCCCACTCGGCGCATCCACTGCCTCCGCACTTCTCGCATCGCGTGTAGAGGGTGCTCATGGCGTCTTCTCCGTCGTTGGCGCGGTCAGAGCTTTGTGGATCTGGCACACCGTCGTATGTCCGGTCCGTGGATCTGGTTGCCAGTTGTCGAGGTCGCAGTAACACTGCGCGGAGCCGTGGGGTGTCAAGTTTTCTTGCAACAAAACTTGACGATCGGCTCTTGGTGGCGGCCCTTCGTAGAACCAATCCTTCAATGCCTCGGCGAGTCGCGCTAGGCATTCCGCCTTCACCTTATCGCCGAACAAGTCCTCCATAGCGTTTCTGCCGAACGTCATCGCAGTGTCTGCGTCCACGTGTTGCTGCATCACAATGAATGGCTCGCTGCGACCACGAATCGTGACGAGTGCCTGGATGCAAATGGGGCGTGAGTTGTGGTCGGTCATTTGATTCCACTCTCCTTCGGGCTCGGGTCTTCCGGTTGTTCATGGATCAAGCGGTTTGCCACGCTCCACGCGCCGTTCACGTTCCGCGACCACTCGGACAGCGCCTTGCTTCCGTTCGGCCGCTGGCGCAGCAGTCCCATGAGCCGCTCCATGCACTGATTGCCGCGCAGGATCCGATCGTTCTGGCGAGTGCGGAGCGCGCCGAGTTCTGCGTTCCATCGCCGCAGTGTGATGACCTCTTGCTCAATCGCCTCGGCCCGCTTGTTCGCTCCGCCGCCTTCGAGCCACAACCAGACAATCTGTGCAGCGTTGTCCCACTCGGGACTATCCCATGGTGGCGTGCAGGTGATCCCGGAGTTGGTGCACGCCTCGTACAGCGCCTCGGAGAGATCCTTCGGTTGATTGGGCGGGGGCAGCCGCTTGAGAAACTCGCGCGCCTCTTCAATTCGACGCGAAGTGAGCACTTCGCCCTCGTCCAGTCCATTGGCGTTGTTGCCGTTCTCGAATGCGCCGGGGTTCGCCATGTCGCAAACTTTGATCAGCATCTCCAAGTGTGACCGCGCTTCGCTCTCGTCGATCGATGTGTGCTTCGCGGTCATTTCTCGTCCTTTCGGGGGATGCGGGCGGCGTGAAGTTCGCGGAGGGCGAAGCGGACGACATCGGACTCGCTCGGCTGGCTGATCTCTCCGGCGAGGGCCGCGCGTAGCTCGCGCAAACGCTGGCGATCCTCGGGGGAAAGCCACACGCCGAGCTTTGTCGCGTCGTCGGGCTTGGCTTGCTTGCTCATCGTGACTCCACAGGGAGTATCGGCACGCAACGTACGGCACGCAACCTTTTTCCGACAAAAATGGCACGCAAGGTTAGACTTTCTTGCATGTCACGCCCCCTCATGGCCTTATGTGCGCATGGCAAGGCCCAAGAAGATCGCGCCGCCCAAACTCCCCGAACCGCCGCCGGACCTGGTTGTGGACGTGAAGCGCATCAAGCGCGCGCTCGACGAATCAGACCTTGCGGTCTGGCAGCTCGGCTTGCTGGCCGGGATCGGTCAACGCACGCTCGCGCGCATCCTGAGCGGCAAGCACAACGCCAGTTCGCGCTTCGTCGACATCGGGCGCATCGCCACGGTGCTCAACCTCTCGCTCGACGAGATCGCGCCCAAGCCGAAATCCGGCTGATTTCTGCCCCGCGCAATAGCGGACACACGGAACCGTCACGTCCCGGCGGGAGTGTGTCCGTCACGGGCTTTGCGCGGCTCGCACCGCGCGGGGGAGAGTCGTGAAAACCCGATCGGGGAGGGGGAAGGTATGTCCCAAGCTGTCCGAGATTGCCGCCGCCTACTTGGCCGAGCAGGCGCTGCACTGCCGTCCGCAGACCGTCCATGACGCCAGCACGGCGCTCGGGAGGCTCCTGCGCGAGACCGGCTGGCAGACCGTCGAGGACGTGAATGAGGTCGCGTTGAACGAGTGGCGCGCGGCCAGGATCGCGGGCGGCCTCTCCCACCGGACGATCAACCGGCACGTGATCGCCCTGCGCGCGGCCCTGGCGCTCGCCCTGCGCCGCCGGGTGATCGCGTTCGATCCGCTCTCGGGGGTGCGCTCGCTCTCGACGAAGGGCAGGCACCGCCGCCGCGTCGCACGAGCTCTACCCGACACGGACATCCGCCGCCTCTTGGACGCCGCCGCCTCGATCGACGCGCGCCATCCATCCCGGTTCCCCCGCGAGCCGCTCCTGCGCGCCCTGATCCTCACCGGCTGCCGCTGGGGCGAGCTGGTCGCGTGCGTCTGGCTCGACCTCGACACGGAGCGCGGCTCCCTGCGCCTGCGAGGCGAGCACACGAAGACCGCCGAGGAGCGTTGGATCCCATTGGATCCAACTTGCTTTCGGTCGATCCTGGCGCTCCGAGATTCCCACGTCCGCGTCACCGGCGAACTCCCCCAGTCCGGCTCGCGGATCTTCCTCACCCCGAACGGCAAGCCCTGGCCGAAGTGCCCGACCAACTTCCACCGCTTCCTGAGCGAAGCCATGCGAGTAGCCCGGATCCCAAAGCCGATGCGGCGGGTCGCGTGTTCCACATCCACGCGGCGCGTCGCACGTTCATAACTCGCTGCGCGCGGGCGGGGGTGCCCGTGCAGATCACCGCGAAGCTCGCCGGCATCGAGACTCTCGACGTGGTGCACCGGCACTACACCGACCTCGCGGACGAGGACATGCGCGGGAATCTGGCAAGGCTGCCGCCGCTGGTCTAGGATGAGTGCGCTCCCCTGATCTCTCCGGTAGGTGATGGGGTTCGGGTGGAAGTGGCGTTGGGGTTGCTGCCGGTAGCACCCTTACTACGGGCCTTTCGGGGTGCGCACTTCTTCCCTCCAATCCCGATGAAGCGCCACATCGTCACGCGCCGCGAGAAGCGCAAGATCGCGCGGAGAGAGAAACGCTTTCCGGTTCTGCGCCACCTGCGCGAGCGCGTGGACTACTGGGCCGAGGGTGGCGAATTCGATCGGAATCGTCGCGTCTACCAGTTCGCCAACGGGTCGATCCTCGCCATCGGTCCGAGCAAGGATCCGCTCGTCGGTTCCGATTTTTCCTTGACCGACCCCCGCTGAAAGGCGCAGCGTATCCGTCGGTGCTGGGGCCGTTCGGTGACGGCGACCCCGGCGGGGTTGGGTCAAAACGAGGGTGGTAGCGGTGGGCGGACTCGAACCGCCGACACACGGCTTATGAAGCCGTTGCTCACTTCTCTCGCGTAGAACCGCCTCGCGCACTCGGGCCACGAGGGCCGCGCACTTCCGCGCGACCTCGCCGCGACCCGGCTCCCGTCACGACGGAGGTCGTCTCGTGGCGACAAGAGAAAAGGGCCTTTACAGCGCGGCCTCACTGCGCTGGTTCACCTACTACTCGTTCCGGCATTGCGAACTGCCGAACGAGGCGACGAGCGGTGTGGACTACCTCGTGCTGCGCACGATCTGCGACGAGCACGCGCTCGGCAACGAGGATCGCGCGCTCCGCACGATCGAGGCGCTGATCGACGCGCCGGTTCCGGGCGATTCGCTCGCCGTGCGTTTCGCGCACTTCCTCGCGTGGATCGATGCGCGCTGCCCGAAGAAGTACCACGCGCCGAGCGCCTACGCGCTGCGCCAGTACCGCGAGATCGCGCGAGGTGCGGCGTGACGCACAACAGCAAAGCCGAAGCGTCCACGAGCGCAACGGCCTCGCAGGCGGGAGGCGCATCGGCGCTTCCCGCTTGCACTACTCAGTGCGACGGGGGTGCGTGATGGCGCACAAATGGAACGCCTACGACAAGCCCGAAAAAGAGCCGGAGTCGCGCAACCCGAGGCGCTGCCGCTATCGAAACATCAGCGTCAACGCGGACGATTCGGACTGCGCCAACGAACTTCAGTCCATCATGGAGAAGCGCCTCGGGGCGAAGATGGCGCTGGGGTACGTCATCGGGCTGGCGGTGCGGGAAAAACTCGAACGCGAAAAGGCGATAGCGAAGACGCAGCGCCCCGAGCCGCGCGAGTACCGGCAACTTCCTTCAAAGCCGAAACGTCCAATCGACGATCAGGGAACGCCGAGTTTCGTGGAGGAGGCGTGATGGTCTCCTACCCGAAGCACGTCCAAGCCGCGAAAGACGCGGAGCAACTTCAAGCGAACGCGACGTGTCTACTCGAAGCCGTCGCGGATGCGCACTACCGCGACTACCTCCGCCAGCGCCGCGCACAAAGAATCAGAGCCGCGCGCGAGTGGGGCGTGGTGGTGATGATCGCGGTGATTGTGCTGTGGTGCGTCGTTCATTGGAGGGCATCGTGACCGAAGCTGTCAACCTCAACGCGCTCATGCCGGAAGGGATGAACGAACGCGCTCTTGTTACGCACGCGCGGCGGGAGACAATCGCGAGTATTCGCGTGCACTTCCGGGAGTTGGAGGAGCGTCTGTGTGAGGAAATCGAGATAGCGGAAGCCGTCGTCGGCTGTGCAGCGTGGCTCACAAGCGCGGCGGTCCTCCGCGCGCTTTCGAAGAAAGATGCTGTCTCGATCATCGTCCAGAAAGAGGACTTCCTTAGGCCGGACAGTGGCTCGGGAAGGGACTTCAAGACGTGGCTGCGCGGGATGTATCAGGCAATCCCAAGCAATTTCGAGCGCAACAGCATCACGTTTGCCAGGACCTCGCTCTGCGAAACTGGCCTCGGATATGACCCGAAGATAGATGCAATTCGCTGCATGGGCGTGAGCGGTCGAGGCGACCGAACAAGTCCACGGATGCACCACAAGTTCTTCGTGTTCTTGCAGCGCGTGCCGGACACGCATCCGCACGACTGTTACCTGCCATACGCCGTGTGGACTGGCTCGTTCAACCCGACAAAGAACGCAACCAACTCCCTCGAAAACGCGATCGTCATCACGTCGAAGTGGGACGAGGTTGTCGCCGCCGACGCGGGTGGGGCGGCCACATCCTTCGACTGGAACCTTCGCGACATCCCCTTCGCGTACTTCGAGGAGTGGGCGGAGATCGCGGGCAATTCGGAGCCGCTTGACTGGTACGCCGAATATGTCGCACCCGAATGGGCGGAAGGCACATGACCAAGCCCAAGTCAGGCCGCTTCCACTGGATGAAGTTCTGGGCCCGTGACTGGCTCGGAGACCCCGCGTTGCGCTCGTGCTCCGTGGCCGCGCGCGGCGTGTGGATGGACTTCATCTGCATCATGTTCGAGGAGTGCTCTAGCGGACCACTCACGCTCAACGGGATACCACCGACCAAGGCCGCACTTGCGCGCATGGTTGGCCTCACGTTGCGCGAGTATCTGCCGCTAGAGCAAGAGCTTGAGACCGCTGGCGTGTTCTCGCGCCGGACCACCGACGGCGCGATCTATTGTCGCCGGATGGTGCGCGATGGGGTGCCCGAGGGGTCTCCCGAACGTGACCCGACGGAATCCCCCGGGGCGTCCAACGGGCATCCGCCCCCCGCGCGCGCGCGTACTGAGAGGCTAGAGGCTGAGAAGCTAGATTCCGATGCTTCGCATCGGCCCGCGTCGGAGCCTCCGGCGAAGAAGCCCCGCAAGGATCCTACGGGCCCGCAGGCGGAATGCGCTGAGCACTGGCGGCGCGAGTGGGCCCGAACGCGAGGCGGCACGAAAGCCACGCTGCGCACGAAGGACTACGTGGGCATCGCGTGGATGCTCACACAGGAGTCGCCCGAGAACGTCCGTGCACGCATGACGGCGATCCTGGAGGACCGCGAGGCGTTCATGGTCAAGAACGCTTCGGTGAAGCTCCTCGAATCCAAGTGGGACTCCTACGCGCTCGCCGCCGCGAAGCCGACGCGCATCGTCGAGCCCCCCGACGCCGAGGACATCCGCTCTCGCTGGATGATCCTGATGGGCCGCCGCGTGCGTGACGGGCTCGCGCGTGGGGTGCCGGATTATCCCGGTCACGAAAAGGCCCGCGCCGATCTGGCGGAGAGGGCGAGCGCGTGAGAGAGCACGACGAGTCAAAGCTGCCCAAGTGGGTGCAGGCGCGTCTAGAGCGTGCGCGAACAGGATTTCGTCTTGCGCACGAGACGCTGATGCGCGGAGACGCGAACGAAATGCGCTACTACAAAGTGAGCCACGAAATGCAGGAGCGGATCGACGCGGAAATGTACCGATCTTTCGAAAACGCGATGTGGGGCATGACCCCCGCCAATCCGGGCGAGAGCGGGAACAAATGAACGACATCCAATCCGCACTCAAGCGCCTACACGCCGCAATCCGCGAACTGGATGAGGCGTATACGCAACTCATCAACGCACAGATCCCCGGCCTCGCTGCCCGAGTAACTCAAGAGGCAGAGCAGGGCCCACGAACCCTTGGTTCCCGTTCGAGTCGGGGCCGGGACGCGAGCGCCGGGATTCAATCACGCGAGACGGGCGAGAGCGGGAGGGCGCGGTGAAGAAACCCGACGAACCCGAGGATCCCGTCATCATTCGAGTGCTGGGGCGTGCGGCGCTCGTCGAGGAGTTTGGCATCAAGCGCGCTAACGAGATTATTGCGGGCATGGGAACGGCGAAGCAGAACAAGGAGATCGCAACACACATGCGCGAGGCCAAGACGCTCGCCGATTTGGCGCTACGCCTCTATCCGCTGGGGTTGTTCGTCTACGACGGAACGAAGCACGTAATCGACAGCGGCGGCGCTGCGCCCACGGTTGACGGATTCAAGGGCGAGGAGAGCGCATGACCAAGCCCGGCTTCTACCTCCCCCGCCCTCACCGCCTCTGCGCCTCCTGCGGCGTGCGCATCGGGTACACGGGGCGTTATTGCGTTAGAGCGCAGTGCCAGCGGCTCGCGGCGAAACTGCGCAGGGCGAAGAGCGCGGAGGCTGTCAAGCGATGAACCTCGTGCTGCCGCTGCCGCCGCTGGGGAATCGGTACAAGCAATTCGATCGGCGGCGTGGGTTCTACTACCGCACGAAGGAAGCCGATCAGTACCGATTGCGCACGGGCAAATACGCCGTTGCGCGTGGACTGTGGCCCGTCCCTGATGGTGTGCGCGTCGCTGTCTCTGTGCGCATTTACCGCAAGCGGCGCGCGGGCGACATAGACGGTTACCTCAAAGTGCTCTTGGACGTGCTCCAGGGCGTTGCATACGTGAACGATTCGCAGGTTGTCGAATTGCACGCTTGGCGTGGTGACGACAAAGCCGACCCGCGCGTAGAGGTCGAGATCGAGGAGGTCGCGTGAAGAGGGCCGCGCCGGAGGAACCGCCGGAGGATCTCGGCATGTACGCGAACCTCCCGCCGCATAACGGCAAGCCGACAAGCATCGCTGCTGCTGAGTCGGTCGTGAACAGCGCATCGCGCCAGCGCGCGCAGGTCTACGCGTTCATCGCTGGTCGCAAGGATGGCGCGACGCGTGAGGAAATCGAAATCGCGCTCGGGCTCGCAGGCAACGCCGTGCGTCCGCGCGTGTGGGAGCTCTTGGGGAACAACGGACACGCCGCGCGCATTCGCGAAAGCGGTGAGCGTCGCCGTACGAACTCTGGACGCATGGCCGAGGTACTGAGGATCGTTCAATGAGATTGAAGCTCGTTTACCAGGGATCCGATCAGTCCATCGTCAACGTGCAAGATCCCTGGTTGCACCTGCGCGACTCGCTCGGCGTGCACCTCCTGCCAAACGGTGACGCTGCCCTCGACAACGGAGTCGGCAACGCTGGCACGGCTGGTGGTCTGTACGTGCGCGAGATCGAGGTCGATGGTAAGCCGCTCATGTCGCCTGGGAATCACTACATCCCGCCGCGTGCGATCCTGCCGATTCGCAGGTCCGGTGTGCGTCTCGACGTGGTGAGCGATACGCACTTGCCGAAGGCACGCCCCGCGTGGTCGCAGATCGGTGACACGCTGGGGTCGCGCACGAGCGCTGCAATTCAGGCGCGCAAGGCTGTTCCCTCGCTGGGGTTCTTCTTCGATGCGATGGGCCCGTGGTTCCCGAACTTCTCGGGCCAGCCGCAACCTGGAGCAGTCTCGGGGCAGGGCATCGAGTTCCTCCCCGGCTGGGAGCGCAACAGCGCCTACCGGCTCCTCTCTGCCGATTGCTCCATGCACCACACGGCGCTCTCGTACTGCGACGCGGCCACGGGTAAGCCACTCACAACGATCCATCAGCCGAAGTACGGGCTCTCTCGCGGGTACGCGAAGGAGACGCAGCTCGGCGAGTTCTGCGCGCCCGCGACGCTCTCGGCCTACGACGACAATCGCGTTCCGCGCGACGTGAACTCGGGATCGTGCGCGTACAAGGACACGCTGACCGGGGTCAATCGCTACAACGGATGCCTACCCGACGACGGCCAGCACCTGATCCGCGCTTTCCGGCACGCGCTCGCGGGCTGGCAGGTCTACGGCGATCCGCTCTGCCGCTTCTACCTCGACGTGATCGCGAACGATGCCGCGCTGCGCTGGGGCAACATGCCGACCGTCGCATCCGGCCAAGGTGCTCCGTGGGCTGGGCGCGAAGTCGGCTGGGTTCTGCGCCTCTTCCAAGCCGTCCAGCATCGCTCAAGTCACGCGCTCGAACGCGCGCTGAGTGTCTCGCGCATGCCGATGAGCTTGCACCAGCGCTGCGCGTGGGGCCTTCCGTGGGGCTTCGCACCCGACCCGTGGGACACAGGCACTCCACAGCATCCGCTCGCGCCGTACGCGCAGCACGTTGACGACGTGGCTCCGGCGATCGAGGCCGCGATCATCGGCTACAACGTCGATCAGGTGCCTGTGGCGGACGCGCTGACGAAGAGCGGCAACCCGTCGCACTTCATGCGCGTCGCTCCGAATCGCTGCGACCTCGACTTGCACGCGGACATCGAGCGCGAGTGCTTCAACGTGTGGGCAGTCTGGGGGCGCGCAGTGGAGATCGCGGGCAACAAACAGCCGCTCCTCTCGCGCATCCCGACCATGCGCCTCCCCGATGATCCGAAGCAGTACCAGGATGCCGCGCACTTGCTGCAAGGCATGATCGCTAATCCGCACATCGAAGTGCTTGCGCCGGCAATCAAGGCGCTGGAGAACCTATGAGCAACAATCCCAACTCACTCGCCCGCGAAATCGAGGCGCTGAAAGATCGCGTCGCCAAGCTGGAAGCGAAGCCGCACGCGGGCAGCCCCGAAGCGATCAAGGCCGCCGTGCTCGCCGAGTTCGACGCGTCCACGCTGCGACCGTTGAGCGCGCCCAAGGACTTGCGCACCCAGAACCCCGACACGTTCGAGCGCGTGATGAACGTGGCTTGGGCGAACGTCGCAAAGCGATTGGCGGGCGAAGTGTGAACCGTTCACGCCCCGCCGCCGCTTCGAGTCGAATGGAGGGACACCGCGCTTGTCGTGCGGTCCAAGCGGCGGGGCGTGTTACCTTCGCAGGCGTGATCTCGCGCCCGCAGAGCCACGAGGATCGGAGCCTGTCGGGTCAGGCATTCGAATCGGCCTGTGCTGCACCCGAGCCGCACAGAAACCCTCTCCGGCGTCATCGCACGTCCGAGCGGCGCGAGATCACAACCACATGACCGAGCAACCGACGAAACCCGTCCCCGGCTCTGACGACGACTTCCGCCAGCGCACCCTCCAAGCCGCATGGAAGAGCGCGCAGGAGTGCGTCGAGGCCGTGTGTGCGTCGATCGTGACCAACACCGAATCGCCCGCGTTCCTGAGCGTGCCGGACGTGGAACGCCGCCGCTCGCAGTTTGCGCATCGGCGCTTCATGGAGATCGCAATCGAGGCGATCTACGTGGCCGAGTGGGCGCTGCAAACCGCTGTGCAGTCGGGCGCGGTCTCACCCGATCGCGCAGCACACGCGAAGGACTACG